CAGAAATTTATAATATATATACGAGCGCCCCAACACAAAAACTAAGAATATTGTGTTTTCAGTCTATTTTCACGACTTTAACTTTGATTTTAACTGCGTTAGAAAGGATCTGCAGCTTGCACCTGCTATATAGAATCGCTAACAAAACCGGAAAACTAAGAGTATCCAAAAACAAAACAAATTTTTACGGAAAACTAAGAGTATCCGAAATTAAAACAAACTTGTACGGAAAACTAAGAGTATCCAAAAACAAGACAAATTTAAATAATAATATTTTTGAAACAATGAATATCTATTTCGTCGTTATCTTGAGAACATTTTTCTCTGTGTTGTTGACCCGTTTGGTTGACTATTTATTCAGGAGAATGGGTTTTTCCATCCATTTCTCCTATGATTATTCTGATGTTCAAATTTGGTTCATTGAACTGATGATATCTATGTTGCCTTATCCAATTTATTCTTTTTTACTATTTATTGGTATTTGTATCAGGATTAATACCTTATTACACTTGCATCGTGTATCCCTTGATATACAGGAAGTTGTTGAAGAAGTAAGGCAATTTGATTTTGAACCACAAGGTTTAGGAGATGAAGATTTTGAGGTTGAAGAAGATGAAGCACTTACCTTAAATGATTTTGATGAAGGTATCTCTCTACTTGAAGAAGATGCCCAATTTGTTATTCGTAATTTATTTTTGGCTGGTGATTATTCTTTTGATGATTACGATCAAATTTTACAAGAGCGTCAATTGATTGAAGAAATTGAAAATTTCCTCTATGTTGAACGTTTCGATCTTGGTCAGTGGTTTAGAGACTTGACACAGGAAGGTATTGAACCAAATCCTGGTCCATCTCAGTTTTTCTACATGAAAATGTTTTTGTCCTATTTATCCATATTTTTAATAAATTTGGGTAATGGGCACCACATTTCGATGGTTTTTCCTTTATTGTACGTTCAATTGGAGATTATCAAATATATTGTTTTATTTGATTTTTTTGTCAAAGTCATGGCTCTCTATTTGAGAGTCTGGGGTTTTGACTTTCCACTTGATTTAACAAGATTTGGTATTGAACCAAATCCTGGTCCAATTCAGTTTTGCCTTGAGTGTGGTAGAGATGCTGAATTTTGTTGTGGCATGGAGTGTGAAGGGTTCTTTGAGAATGAACGAGAACCTTTTAATTCCAATGAGACTTTGTGTTATGATAATGATTTATCCAATGTCATGCACAAGTTATCTCAATTGGGTGTTACCAATGATGTTGACACCAAAATACAAGAGATTATTGAATATTATAAGGAAAAAATTTCACATTTAACTTTTGAAACCCAAATGAAAAATATGGGCATTCTTAGCGCGAAGTCATGCAAGGAGCGCGAAAGAATTTCCAATGAGCTGAAGAGGTTGATAAAGCTTGAAGAAAAGAAGTTAACTAAATTACGTGAAAAACAGCGTGATTTTAAAAAATATAAATTTCAGACCCAAATGTTTCCTTCTATAAAGTTGGACTTATCTGAGAGAACTAAAGATTTGCTTGATGAGCTCAATGAGACCATGAATGAAGGGTTAAAGGTTGGATTAGATGAGTCCACTCGCAAACTTTTGGAAACCCTGAATGGAACTGTTGAGAAATTTAGAAATTCAATTGAATCTAACCCAATTAGCTTGATTAAAACAAGTGTTGCTTCCTCATTATTGGTTGACTTTGTGGTTGTTCTCATTTTGACTAAGTTGTTTTTCATTCCAGAATATTCAGTTGTTGTTAAGGGAGTAGTGACTTCTATAGTTACTATTTATCTGGGAGCCAAATATGGTTACAGGTATTTTAAAACTCAAATGGATGAAGGCGAGTTTAAAGGACTAACCTCCATGATAACTTTCCTTCTCCATTCAATTTTGATTGCAACAATCCCAAATACGAAAGGGAAGTTTTCCAAAGCTATGGATTTCTTCTCGAATTATGGTAAGATCATTGATAATTTTGAAAATGGATTTTCTTCTGTATTGTTGTACATTGAAAAAATAATTAATATTTTCAAGGAACAGGTATTTCAAACTGAAGGTATTACCTTCCTTGAGAGTAAAGATGAAGACCTTAATTCTTGGTTGGAAAGAGCTGGAAAATTTGTTTCTAATTTCCAACAAGGTGATAAAAGAGTCAACATCGATAGAAGTATGGAAGTTAGTACTCTGAAACGTCAAGCATATGAACTAGAGCAGAAGTATGGAAATTTGAGGAATAAAAGTCTTCTTTATGGCAAATTTTTGTATTTATTTGCCTATATTAAGAAGATTTGTGATCTCTATGAAGACCTTGATTTCGCCAATCATTCTGCTCGAGTTTTACCTGTTGCTGCTTGTTTCATGAGTGCTCCTGGTTGTGGCAAAACTTTCCCAGTTACCATTATGGGTCAGAGTTTGTTGGCCCACTCGTTACCTATTGAAGAATTATCTACTTTCAAGAAGAATCCTTGGGTGTATATGTATGCCTCTCAGGGTTCCCTTGGATATGATGATGGTATGAATGGATCTGAGAAAGTATTCTTAGATTCAGAATTTCTACAGGCACGACAAGTCCCAGGTGTTTTGACTGAGAATTTAGAGTTCATTACTGACGTTGACACTTTTCCCAAGCAAGCTCACATGGCTGAAGCCCATAAGAAGGGCAGGATTATGAAAAATCCTTGGTTTGTTGTTAAGTGTACAAATAACATGAACTTTAAAGACAACAAGGACGATATCACCGAAGCTAATGCCGTATGGAGAAGATTTGGTCGACATATATATTTTGTTGGTGTTGATGATAAGTATTGTACTGAGGAGACTTTGCCACTTGATCCATGGTTGAGGCGTATTGATTATAATAAATGCCCTCTTCAATGGAGTCCTGAAGTTCAGAAGTATTATCGAATTGATCTGAAACATCAGGTCCAGAAAGTCCTGACCTTTGATGAGATCATTCAAGATATGTTAGAAGATCATGAATTTAATAAGAGAAAGCATCAAGCTTATCTTAAAACTAGTGATTCGCGTATCAATGATATTATTAATCAAAGAATGAAAACTCAGATGCTTGAGGAAGACAATGATATTTTAGATCCATCATGTGATTCTGATCAGATACTGATTCTATTTCAGAAATATGGTATTCCGAAAATATTGCTCAAAAGGTATCTTAAATGGTTGGAGGGAAGACCAAGGAGTCCAGATGATCATGAGATTCAGATTCTAGTTTTTATGTCTGAATATGAAGAGACTGTTCCAATTAAAAAAGAGGAACAGACTTTTATGTCTTCCATTTTTGATAGTATTTGTTCTATTTCCAAATCTATTTCAGATCGACTTGAAAGGTTTCACAATGATTATAGTGGACTTTTTACCATGATTCAAACTATCAGTATGATAACTGGTATTTTCGGTACTATTGGATTGATCACCAATTGTTTTCCAAATAGTGCTACTGAAGAAAAACAAAATTTTGAAATTGAAATGGGCTCTGGTACTTTAGGAAAAGGTAAGAAAGGTAACAAATCTAAGAAAGCTAGGAAGAGATTCAACGACAAGGCTAAGAAAGCAAGTCATGCCTTCAGAAGGAAAGCTCGAAACTTTCGCACGGAGGGTGGTCACGATTATGGCTCCCATGAAATGATGATGAATGTTTATAAGAAGAACATGTATGAGTTGTTTTTGCCCGAACGTGGTGTGCGAAGTGGTTTTGTATTATTCTTGAGGAATAGGGTATTTTTGATGCCTCTTCATTTTCATCGTGCCATAGAACGACGTATCTCATCTGGTCAAAATAAAATGACAGATTGTGTTACTCTTAAGAAGTGTGGTACTGATGTTTCCTTATCGCTTCCTATGTCGCACATGATGAAGATTAAGAAATCTGAATATGAAGGTGAAGATTATTGTCTTGCTGAAGCTAGTATTGATTTTCCTCTACACAGAGACATAGTAAGTTATTTCTGTGAAGACAAATTATATGACACTGAGTTTGATCAATATGGATCCTTGGTGTGTCCAGGTGCAGAAGGCATGTTTGAGAAAACTAATTCCACGTTTCAGATTGTGGATGATATTGGTCATGGTAATGATCATGAAGATTATTATAATATGATATCTTTGGTTTATAATATCGACACAAGGAATGGTGATTGTGGTGCGCCTTTCTTTTTAAGGAATGCTTCTGTTCAGGGAGGTAGACTCATGGGTATCCACATTAGTGGTACTGATGTTGGTCATGGAATGAGTGTTGTGGTCACTCGTGATGAGATTGAAGAAATGATTGATGATATTGACTCTGTTAAAGTCAAGAGTTTTGATTATAATTTCACCAATCAAAGTGATTTTCCAGCTTATTTTGCTGGAACCTATCCAATTGGTAGGCACCCAAGTCAGGTTCGTAATCCAACTAAAACTAAAATCGTTTCTTCTCTTTTGTCTGGTATTTTTGGAAAACCAAAGACTAAACCAGCTAGATTAGCCCGTGAGTATGATGATAGTGGTGATCTAGTATTTGATCCCTTTATGAAAGGTTTGATCAAAAACATTCGCTCACGACCAAGTGTTAATCTTTCGATATTAGAGGCTTGTGAACACCACCTTTTCTCAACTCTAGTATCACAATCCAGCATTGTTAGTAGTGTTGGTAAAAGAACACTCACTTTTGATCAAGCGGTTCTTGGGATTCCAGAGATTTCCTTTTGTGATTCCATTCCGAGGAATACTTCTGCAGGATATCCTTATGCAATGCCTGGCGGTATTTGTGAAGGTAAACCTGGTAAGAGTGCTTTCTTTGGTGAAGGTCAAATATATGATCTCCAAACTCCAGCTTGTGTTGAACTCAGAGAAAGAGTTCAAAAAAGAATGGAAAATCTTAAAAATGGAATCAGGAATGAGGTTATATTTATGGATTTTGCCAAAGATGAGAGGAGACCGATTGCAAAGGTTGATGAAGGTAAAACAAGGATGATCAATGCTTGCCCACTGGATCATCTTATAGAAGTTCGGCAACTTTTCATGGCTTTTGCAATGTGGATTCAGTCAAATAGGATTGATAATGGTATATGTGTGGGAATTAATCCTTATAGTGATGAATGGCACAAATTAGCAACAAAGTTGAAATCTAAGGGTAGTGCGGTTGATGCTGGTGATTTTAGTGAGTTTGACTACAGTGAGTTAAGTTCTTTTCTGTGGTCTATACTTCACATCATAAATAGATGGTACAATGATGAGGATGGCAATAATAAGGCTAGGGAAACAGCTTGGTATGAGGTGGTTAATTCAGTTCATATCAATGGTAGTTATGTATACCATTTGGTTTCTAGTTTACCTTCTGGTCACCCTTTAACAGTCATCATCAACTCTATGTATGTCCAATTGGCATTCCGTTATGTCTGGGTTTTGTTACACAGAGAGAATGTCTCTTCCCTTGAGAATTTCAATGATCACCTTTATATTGCTTCCTATGGTGATGATAACGTTCATAACAAAAGTTTCTACGCTCAAAGTATTATGTCTGAAGAACGACTTATTGAATTGTTCTCAGTTATTGGGTTGAAATACACCAATGAAAAGAAAGACACTGAGATTCGCAAGTTTCGTACTTTAGCTGATGTTTCTTTTTTGAAGAGAGACTTTCGTTTTGAATCTTCAATTATGAAGTATGTTGCTCCACTCAGTTTAGAGACACTTCTCGAGTTTGTTTATTGGACCAAGAAGGGTTCTCAGAGTGAAGTTATTACTAAGCAAAATGTTGACAACTGTATGATGGAACTTAGTCTCCATGATCCTATTGTCTTCGATAAGTATTCTTCCACTTTGTTGAAGAATGCTATGGATAAACTCAATTATTGCCCAACTTTTTTCAGTAGACAGCATCTATTGGAAAAGACCAGGCATATTGAGGAAATCTGGTAAATTTAACGCTGTCTTTACACTTAGACGTTAAACAAAGTGTATACCCAAACATACCCATGATCGTTCAAGGTAATACAAATACCGAGAATAATAAATACCCTGAAGTGCATGACGTGTGAATGATCTTTCCTATTTAGGATTACTGCTCAGGATGGATCGGTGGCAGACCACCAAAATCCAGAGCAATCTCGGAAGTCCTTGTGTCTGAGTCAACACAAGAGTACTTTATTGACTTGCTGAACAAGAAAATATTGACAAAAAGATCGACGTTATGAACGACGATCCATTGCCTGATCATTCAGGCACTACATTTGCTAACACTGAGGGAGCCGTTTCCTATTACGTTACTCCAATGAAAGAGACTTTATCTTCTGATATCACAGATTCTGTTGATTCTGGATACCATCAAGCTATAGTTCACTTTCTACAAAAACCCTATCTATTGAAGGATGGCACTATCACGACTGCTACTACAGTTGGTAACATTACTCGTGTTGATCTCTTCAAAGATATAGAAACTATTCCAATTTATCTTGAAAAATTGAAAGGTTTCCTCGGTTTTAAAGCTACTACGGTGATTAGGTTGCAGATTAATGCCACTAGATTTATGCAGGGACGTTTGTTTATGCATTTTGTTCCTCAGGCAATGGCTAATCTCAACAACACACTTGGTGTCAGAAATTTGAATCGGACTACCAAAACTCAGCATCCACGTGTTGATCTTGATATAGGTACTCAATCTGAGGCCGTTTTTGAGGTCCCCTATGTTTCACCAGCTAATTGTTTAAATTTACAAACTGGTTATGGTAACTGTGGATCTGTTTATCTTGACCTATATTCTCCACTTCTGGTTGGTACTGGTCAACCCAATTCTTTTGATTATTCCATTTGGATTTCTTTTAAAGATATCGAAATTTCTACACCTTCTACACCAAATTTGGTCTTTGGGACTCAGATGAATGAAGCCAAGGATTTTGGTAATAATTTGGGTAAGAGAATTCGCAAAGCAATTCCTCCTGGATCTTTGAAGGCCAAACTTGTTGCTGATGCTGAAAATCGCAAATCTGCTTGGCTTTCCACAACTTTATCCAATATGGCGGATTTGAGTTCAAGTATAGCATCTTTGAGTTTGCCAATAGCACCCACTTTAAGCGCTTTGGCCGGTCCCACTGCTTGGGCTCTTTCTGCAGCTAGTGGTTTGACATCAGCTTTCGGTTGGTCTAAAAAGACTATTTTAAATGAACCTACTATTGTCAAATTTGGTTCAGCTCCTTACATGAATAATAGTGATGGAGCGGAAACATCAACTGTTTTAGCTAATCAATCCACTAACGAAGTCCGTGTTTTACCAGGTTTTGCAAATACATCTATGGACGAGATGGCTTTGAAAAATTTGGTTACAAGACCAGCTTTTTATAAGGAATTTACGTTCTCTGTTGGTCAGAGTGAGGATGAAATTCTTTTTGTTGACCTTGTTAAACCTGGATATTACTATCATCTTGGTCTTGATGATACTATGTCTGTCTCTGGTACTACGGTTACTTACAGAACTTATTTACCAATATCGTATTTCTCTCGTTTCTTTGAGAAATATAGAGGTTCAGTTAAATATACTTTAAAGTTTGTTAAAACTGAATTTCATTCTGGTAGAGTTCTATTATCTTACACACCTGGAAATTCTTTGGCCGCTCCTGATAATGTCGATTCCACTTATGTCTTTCGAGATATTATTGATTTGAGACATTCTTCAGAGTTTTCTTTTGTTTGTCCCTATGTTGCAACGCAACCTTATAGGCCGGTCGTTAACACGCTTGCAGATGTTGGCGCTTTGGCTAGTATGGGCTATTTTCAAATAAGAGTTTTGAACAGTTTGCAAGCTCCTAATACTGTCGCACAAAGTATTTCTTGTATTGTTGAAGTGTCTGCGTGTGATGATTTTGAGTTAGCTAATCCCGTACCTTTTGTTGCCAATGAAGATCCAGATTATCAGACCAATATTTTTAGGACCCAAATGGATTCTTCTAATGAATTGGTTGGAGCTCTTGCTAAACCTGTTGGATCTTCTTCAATAGTTGGTGCCAACAATCTTGCTCCCTCCGAATTTTGTATTGGTGAAATTGTTACTAGTGTCAAACAGCTTCTCACTCGATTCTCTAGAGTTTTGGCCCCTAGTGCCACTGCTTCTCTTAACAATCGTTTTATAAACCCATATTTTATAGGCTTTATGGGTTTTGACGGTTCCTTCACTCTTGTCACCAACAATATGAATTCTGATTATTTTTCATTTATTGGTGCTTGTTTTGCTTACTGTCGAGGATCTGTTAGAATTGGTACTGCAATCACTAATACAACGGCCATGCCCAGGGCTGTTTATACTTTTTTGGGCACCAGCGTAAGCAACATTATTTATGATGGTGGTGCTTATGTTATTAATCAGCGTCGAGCACAGGCTCTACATGTTCTGCATAATTCAGATCAAAATAATAATTTCTGTGAGACTAAGATACCTATGTATGCATATACTCCTTTCATGTCCAATACTCTCGGTGGACCGAGTAGTACACCTAATGATCCATATATTAATAAACATTATCTAAATGTTGCTATACCTGGTACTCCTGTCACCACAGATTTTTATAGGGCTACAGGGGATGATTTCCAATTTGGTTTCTTCCTTAATTGCCCTCCTATAGTAGTCAGTGTTGTATAGACTACGAACTTATCAATAGTATAATTGATCAGCTTGGTTGCTGTATAACTAACCCTCCGGATGATTTTTGAATCTTCAAGATTCTTTTTACATCCACGATCACCCGGAGTGCGGGTGATTTAAATGATTTAGATTTTCACCACCCGTGAAATCCTAGATTGTACTCCTCAAAGGGAAGTGTGGTTAATAGGACTAATGAGTGGATGTAATGAAGTCTTTAATCATTGCATTGTTAAAGGCCCAAT